CCTGCCGAAGACGCAATAAAGAGCTTGGATAAGAGAGCGGGCGAAACATTTGATTCTGGTCAAATAATGGAAGCCTACATTGAAGCTCTTGTCGAATTTTATTCTGGCAGGCTGCTTGATCTGGTTGACTTACTCAATGATTTTCCAGGCGCAGAAATCATAAGCAAGGTACTTGCGATCATTGACTGCCCCCGCCCTCCACTATTCACACCTAGTATAATGGACTTCCTCAAAGACATTGAGTTGCCATTCTGTAGAAACATAGCCGATATTGCATTGCCAAAGATCTTTATCCCGCCAGTCAACTTTGCTGATTTGTGGAAAAGAATACTAGAAGCAATCAAAGAGGCAATTATACAGGCAGTCCTGAACATACTCTTCAAACTTTTTGTTAAGATCTGTGAGATAATTGGAAGTGCTATTTGTAAGGCTCTTGAAACTGTTGGTCAGATAGCGGGCAACCTGCCTGGATTGATATCTGGAAACACAACAATAAGAGACATAGTGAGGGAAAACATTTGTGGTCCAGGCGCTTCTGATTCACAAGTAGATGACTCAATCGCTTCTATGTTTGAATTGCTCGGCGGCGCAGGCGCCAATCTGGCAAACCAAGACAGAGTTCTTGCCCTTAACGAAGCTATTGCCTCTTCGTCAACAAGACAAGAGATAATTGATGCTTCTCTTGGTAACGCATCACAGGAATTTTTGACTTCTGTAGAGACAGTAATAGAGGCAGAGTTCCCAGAATTCCAAGAAGCATTCCCCAATAAGCAGTCCATAGCAAACTTCTTTACTAACTTTGGTAACATACTTCCCCCTGGCATCAAGGGGCAGCTTGAGGACATAAGAGATGGAAGCTATGATAATCTTAATCTTCCTGCGAACCCTTCTCTGTGTGCAAGCCCAGAACAAATTCAAGAATTCTGTAACCTCAGAGCGCAAATATTAGACGGAAGAGCATCACCAGCACAGATAGCACAGCTTTGCGAAAACACGCTGCCCGCACAAGATTTCGGTGACCTCAGTGAAATCCTACAGAACGGCTTGCCTGCCACAATCATGGACAACTTGCCACCGATTGTTTCTGATCCTGGCTGTAACAATGGTCTGTTTCCAAGAGAACCAGAGAGCTTGCAAAACGCTGCGGCACAAAGTCTATCGGGTGACTTAGATAATCTGAGGGTCGCTTATTCCTATGATATGCTCGGCAACGGCATGGGCAAGAAAAACTGGGGCTATATGAATATGGTCTTGAGTGATACGATGGGTCGCCCTTTCACAAACCACGTAAGAAACGCAAACAGGTTTTCGCTGTTTGGACCAAAAAAGTATGTTGATTTTTATGTGGACAATAAAACTGAAGAAGCCGCCCCCGCCGACCCGCCCTCTATATTTGGATACGCACAGTTAAGAAAGCAAAGAGGTGCTTTCCCAGTCTATGTTGGTGAATGGTTGTATGATTATTGGAATAATGCACCGGAAACCGTAAAAGTAAATGAACCAAACAATGAATTAACCGATAAAAAGACATTTAGAGTTGAAAGCAAAGACGATATCACAGCCCTGCCAGATTTTGGCTACAACTACAGATTTGAACCCACAGAAGACGGCTACAAAGTTATTAAGAAAAAGAGAAAGAAAAAGGCAGATATTGTTCTTACTTTTAAAGATAACCGAGACGGAGAAAATAAGGAACCCAATTATGAAGATATTGGCATGACATTTGGGTCAGAAATCAAGCTGTTCTTTGCTGAACCACGCGACGGCACAAACACACCCGACAATAATGTAAGAGTTATGATCAAGAGCAGACTAAACTATGGCAACTTTTTTGCTGATTTTGTTGCTTTACAGGGTAACCAATTTAGCACCGCTCCGGTAGAAGATCAAGAAAAAGCGGCAGGCAATGCTGAGAATATTGTAGAAAATAAAATATTTGAGTTTCTTGGCACAGACGGTGGCGTAGATGAATTGATAGAGCAGATAGAAGACGCAAAATATCCCCGATTTGAATCGACCTTTCAAGAGTTGGGCAGCGAGTCTCCGTTGATAGTTTTGATGTCTGAAATGTTAGGGATTAGTGATTCTAGCGCCAAGAGTTTTTGGAGTAACACCACTGAAAAAATGATGAACTCTATGGCTGCAAAAGTCTTTACACAGAATAATCAGTCATTCTTATATGGAGCTAAACCAGATCTTCTGAATTCTGAAGATGCGGAGTATGGTGTGGGCAAATGTGAAAGTTTTACACCTTACTACGAGTTAACGAATAGTGATGGAGATCCGCTGACAAATGATGATGGTGTCATGGGTAGAAGTAGAGATCAGGCTTGTAACGGAAAGAAAGCAAGAATTTTCTATCTTGATCCAGCACAGTTTGGTGGCTCTTATACTAATCCTAAAGTATATGTTAAGCCCGTAGATAATGAAGGTATACTTGGACTTGTGAATGTAATGTTCCCAGAATTAAGCCCCTGTAAGCCCAAAAACACAGACTTGGTTGACTTTGGCGACATCGCTTCTAAGATTTCAAATAGCTACAGCAACCACCCAGATGATCCTAGATTGCTTGGAGACCCCGATTGTATAGTTGAAAAGCCGTTTGATCGTGTATTGCCGCGCTCAGCTAAGGCAGGAATTGAGGGTGCAATAGCAGCAACTTGTAGAATTTTTGCCTCTGTACACTTCTTGAGAACAATCAACACATTTGCTGTATTCAAGCCTGACTTCAAAAACAACCTTAGTTCTATGTATGCCTCTTTTATACTTGAAGATATGGAAAAGGGAATGAAAGATTCTCAAGGCGCTCTAGGCGAGTTTTTCAATCCATTCAAGGACGACGAGTTTTGGTATGCATTCTTAGAGCAATCGGTACAAACTTACTTTGGACTTATCCAGACAGGCAAGATTGTAGACATACCGACTGATGTTGAGCGCGCATTAGAAAGAATTGGAGATGCTCAAAACGACTACAATTATCCCGGCAAAAAGAAGCTCAAGAATGCCAAGAAAGCTGGCAATGCTCCTATTTTTCAAACTCTAACACAGTTTAGAGAAGATAAGAACCTTGCTGCAATTAAGACAGTAGAAGATGATTGTAAGATTGTGCTAAAAGAGTTTATGGTTGAAGAAGTAAACTTTATTGCTAATGTTTTTTACGAAAATATGTTATCTGAAGGGTTCATCAAGAAAGAAGATTACGTTAATAACTTGATGTATTACATCTTATCAGATGAATCTGGTATGGTTGCCGGCTCAGATTTAAGTCTCATCGGTGATATTGTTGAGGCAGCGTCTGCTATAGACGAAGATTCAAATTATACGAATGGCGACGAATTTGCCCTCGAAGATGGAACCCCATATGTTGGATACTTTCATAGACACACTGTTCAAGAAGATGATCCGTCCTCTGGAATAAATGCTGGCGATGTTATTTACATGGTTGGTGAGGAGCATTCGTCCGAACCCCACGGCATACTACGACCTTTTGCCAATAAAGTCACGGTTAATAGTGGTAATGGTGAGACAAGTATTGGTGATGTTAAGGGCTCGAATGATTCAAGCAAGCCATTCTACATAAGAAAAATTATAAAGGTAAATGGGGAGATAGAAGATTATTCTTCAAGCAGAGTTAGCCAGTTGGCAAGCGAAGGGGGTGAGAGGCTCGTTTCCCAAGTTTATCCTGGCACAATGGAGCATGTGTTGGCACCAGCCCGTTTCAGTGAGGATAACGCACAGATAATAGGAATCAAAGGTGAGCTTGGTTTGAGATATGGCTTAGAATTTTATGCAAACACTCCCGATGGCACAAAGCTGATAGCCACCTCAGAAATAGATGTGCTTGATTTGCCATTGCAATTGTTGGCACCACTTGAAGCTGGCAGCAAAGAGATGTTCTGTCTAATCAACAAACTAATAGACGATCCAAAGTTTATGCTGTTCATGGATTACGCCCTTCCTGCCAAGAAAATGTTAGCTTCTATAGCAATATACAACAATGTAAATTATCTATTCTCAATAGGACAGACGGTTACCGGAGAAAAAAATAGTAATGTTATCTTCGACGTAGATATAGTTAAGCCTGGAAATAGAGTAGATAGCACTGGCGAGATTGTTCAACAAACTGCCGGCTGGTTCCCCAAGTCTGAAAGACAAGGGCTTAGTTTGTTTGTTCTAACTTGGGACGAATGGGATAAACAAACCTTAAAGAAATCAGTTAGTGTTCTGAAGCGTATGTTCAAAGCTTACTATTATTCAAGAGACTTTGGTAAACAACAGCGTCCCGATCCAACAGCAGCGCAGGTAGCGATTCAGAATCTTAAAGAAAAGTTCAAATTTGCCCCCGGTGATAGATCTGTTCCGTGGTTCCACGGTCGTGTTAGTAATCCATTTAATGCCGCAGGTGGACTATGTACTAAGAAAGAAGACTAGTTAAGCACAAAAGGAAGCAAATATGGCATCGTTGGCACCGAAATTACCACTTACATTAGATTCGGGTGATGGATACACATCCATAAAGAGCTTGAAGGTATTAATAAAACAAAATTTTAAAATGCTGATTTTAACAAACCCAGGTGAAAGGGTCATGGACCCCGAGTTTGGCGTTGGGATAAAACAATTTCTTTTTGAAAATTACCAAAGTGATGTGTACGCGAGAATAGATAATGCCATAAGAGAGCAAACATCGACTTACATACCCATTGTTCAAATTACAAATATTGAATTTGGAACAGGTGGTATAGAAGACAACTCACTTGGAATCAGGATTGAATACAACATACCAGACATTGCCGCTCGTGATTTGCTGGAGTTTACTATTTAAAGTGAGGTAACATAGATGTCATCAAAAAGAACAAAAACACCTGCAATAAATTATACCAATCGAGAATACGAATCAATAAGAGAAGATCTGACACAGATAGCAGAGCGTTTTTACCCTGACACGTTTCAGGATTTTAGTGAGGCGTCTTTTGGTTCTATGATGTTGGACGCGGTTGCTTATGTT